ATAGGACCTAATAATTGAGGAACTACACTTGTATCTCTCCATCCTCTTAGTAATAAAATCTCACCTTGATTGGGGATTGTTAAAGGATTTAGGAATTGGGATTGAGCAAAACTAGAAGAGATATTTAAACCATATCCTATAGGGCTATATCTTACAGGAGTATAATCAAATGATATGTTACTGTTAGGATAAGCTTCATTTAATATACCATTAGATACCAATATATTTGAGCCACTAAGTTCTCCATTATAAAATTCATCTTGTGAATTATGGATTACAAGTACTGAACCTGAAATAGTATTAATACTTTCTGTCCAGCTCTGGGCTGTATTGGTAACTAGGTTAAGAGAATTAAATGTACCTCCGGTTCCACCTTCAAAATGTTCTACTGTTCCTTCTTCATATCCGTTCCAAGTTGGTTTAAGAGTTCCAGATATATCTAAATTCTCCCATGAAACTTGTGGTTGTGGATATTTATTTCTTTCAAGTAAATGTTGTTTAATTACAATTCCAGAAGCAAGACTTGTACGTGCAGGTACAAAATCTTTTATCATTTTAAATAATGAATTGTCAAAAAATTTAATTAAACGTATAAAATCTGTTAAATTGTAGTTCTTGATATATTTGGTGAAATATTCATTTCTTAATTGATCTAACGCAGGATATGATTCAGCTGATGATGATCTTAATCTTGGGTCTCCAATATATTCTCCAATATTAAAGAAACCAATTTGAGACATTATATCCTCGTTGATTTCGTTTTGTGGGGAAAATGCTACTTCTAAATAATTAATATTAGGTGTATAACTTTGAGATATTTCAGATTGTTGAGATAATACTCTATATTGAGATAAAGTATTTCCTTCAGGTAAAGCATTACCTTCTATCCTGATTTTATCTGAAATAGCATTTTTAATACCTGCTATTGGTTGGTCATAAAAGAAATATTCTCTATTAGGAGCAAATGTTGAATTAATAAGAAAATTACTTCCTGATGGATCTGGGAATGATGGGATTGATTCCCACGAACCTGTGATTTTAGGGTGGATTGATGTCGATCCAGTATATAATTCTCCTCCTAAAGATGCCCTAAAAGCTAATTCATTTGGACTACTATTTAATGAATTCCCTTCAATTGAATATGGGTTCATTACGTAATCTTTAAATACACTTTCACTCATTGGTTGAGAATAATATCTAACTTCTTGAAATGACCCAGAAAGTGAAGGGCCATAAGTCATTTTTAAACTCCCAGTCCAAGGATTTTTACCTGAGGAAACTGAGGAAGATTGAAAAAATCCTAATACAGTCCCATTATCCCCACCATCATATATTTTATTAGAAGCATATATGGTATAATCTATATCAGATCCATTTGGAACAGCATTTACCATTATTGACCACCAATCTTGATTATAAAAAGGTAAATATATACTAGCAGTAATTAAAGTATTTGCTGGGTTTGGATAAAAAATTAAGTTTGAATATTGATGATATGGATCTATTATTGACCCACTATAAGAACCACTTGCATATCCTGATCCAGTGTAAGAAATGGATAATTCAATTCCTGAATCTGAGGTAAATACAGTTTCTGCTGGGTTTGATATGGATGGATCTTTTGTAGCTAATTTGAATCTGAGCATTACTGATTCTGGTGTATCATCAGAAGCTCCCCATTGGGAATTTAAAGTAAATGGAGTTATAAAACAATCTGCACCACCTGTAGAAGAAATAGCATAATTGAATTCATCTTGCCATAAATCCCAATCATTTGAATTTACTTTATCTTTCCCCCCAAATTCATTTATTCTTAAAATAGTATCAGGAATACCATATGAAGTAATAAGTGCGCGTAAACCAGGTAAAGTACCTTTTGATTTAAGCAGGTATGGTAAATTATGATAAATGCGTTTATATAACGATTTATTTACATCATCTAATGGTAAATAATCATTAGATGCTGAAATTAGAGTATCAACATATTCAAATCCTGATGAGGCAGGTAAAGATTCTGTTAGATTAGGGAATGGGAATAAACCCCCCTCAGGTGTAATACCTAAAAATGCGGTGTATAGATCTTGATTTGAAAAATTATTTTGATATAATTTAATTCCAAAATCACGAATTGCATCTGCAACTATATCTTTTGAAATACCATATTCTAAACGGTTATCAGCATTGTATTTTTGGGTTACATCTTTATAATAAATCCAAATATTATCATAAAATTGTCCAACCATATCAATAAACAATAGGTATTGATCATTAGTGGGATCTTCTCTTAAATATTCTGGGATGGAAAAATAAAGATTATTGATGTTATCATTATCATAAACTGATGCTGAGAGAAGCATTCCTCCATAATATGCATTAGTTTCTATGGAGCTACCTATCCAAGTTAAAACAGTTGGACTATTTGAATTAGCTAAAACATACGGTTTTTGAGTATTTGTTTTAGGCCAAGCTGTTGAACCTGTTTCGTAATACAAATAATATTCATAACCATCAAAATTAGTTATGATACTATCTATTTTACTCTCATATGTAGCAGCACTACTACTAATAGAAGATGATGAGTTTGTTGCATTATTTAAAATTGCAATAGAAGAAGAATATTGTTCTATCAATTGAATTTTATAATAAAAATTTTCTAAACGAGTTTGAGCAGAACTAAAATGAATAAAATTTTCAAATGAAGTATAATCTACATTTATATCTAATTCTTTTTCCTCAAGTAAACTGTTTAATTGGTTTTGAGAACCAGTTAATGATGTTGTTAATAAATCAATATAAGATAATTCTATAGTTGAATTATTAACTTGATCTTTTAAATCTAAATTAAAATTAGGACCTTTAACATTAACAGTATCGTTAATTATAATTGGTAATTCTTCAAAAGCAACCTTATATGCTCTAGATTCTTCTACAGAAGTTACAACCCATAATGTAGAATTGATATCAAACTGTTCAGGTAATGCCTCGTATAATTTAATTAATATTGTTGGATTATTTGAATCTAAAACATCTAATTGAATGTTATTAGATATAATCAATTGATTGTCTCCAAAATTTAGATAAAAATCTAAAAAATAAGTACTTGCTTCTCGTTCTTGAATAAACTTATTAGCTTGTTCAATTATATCAATATTGGTTAAAGAAGTACTATCTAATCTAATCTCAGTTCTATCTGAAGATATTTCGGCTACATATAATTGTTGGAGTTCTGAACCTATTTGTTTGTTAAAGAAATTAAAATATGTAGTATATTCTCCTTGGTCAAATCCATTATCTATAAGAGATTGTTCAGGATTTAAAATTATCTCATTTATATTCCCTCCATTTCCTGCCGATTGTCCATCGTTTTGGATAGTATATTGGGTGAAATTATAATTTGAGGAGAGTAAATTTTGATTATTATCATATATAAAATACTCAATGTAACTTCCAGTTGACAATGAAGTATTTACATCAAAAGTAGAAAGCAGATTAGTATCTTGACCTCCATAAGTTTGGGTTGTAAAATTTTGAGTATCTATTTGAGTTATTTCTGCTGCCATTATTGTGGATTAGCTAATTTTGTTCCTGTTTGTAATTCTATAACTTGTTTTTGTGAATCAAGTAAATCTGTTCTTAATTGAGCTATTTCGGCTTGTAACGCTAAAATTTCTTCTTGGTTAGCTTCAAAACCAATATACTCACTACTTTTATTAATTAAAAATTCATGAGAATTAACTTCCCCGGTTTCAGGTATATCATAAAATAATTCATTGTACATATTAAAAAACTCATCAACTGTTGGTTGATCATTAATTTGTTGTTGAATCGATTGAACACCTAATTGTTTAAAAGAAGTATCTATAATTTTAGTATATTGATCTTTATCATATACCTGTTTATTTAAATTTACATTTTCACTCATCCGTTAATAACTTTAAAATAATAATCATCATCGAATATTAATGTAGAACCACTAATTATAGTTTTAATTAAAACTTTATAATATCTTTCAGGTTCTAAACCACTCATATAAACATCAAAATAATTACCTTTACTATCAGCACTAATTTTTGTATATTGTGTATCAAAGTTAATAATAAATTCATTGGTAGCCAAGTCTTTTATAGCATAATATGAACTAGTTGGTAAATAATTTAAATTGGTATATAATGAAGATGTTTGATATACTCTAGCAGGGTATAAAGGACTTACATTTATGTAAAATCTATTCACACTGTCTGGGTAAAATACACCAGGATTTTCAGCTAGAGACATTTTTAAGTCTGTTGTATTTACAATTGATGATGATGGTGGAATGGTTGAAGTATAATCTGTCCATCTAAATTCTAAAGTGGGAGGATATATTGTATTTGTATCAACACTATAATATTTTAAAGTAGGTTGAACATATTGACTTGGGGAAAATTCTAGGGAACTTGTTAATTTAGTTATAAACCCATAATTAGGAATAGAACCACTATACCAAGCTCTAACAGTATTAGTAACATTTAGATCAAAATCTTTAACATCACGTAACCCAAATGATTGAGTTACACGAAAACTAGAAGTTGTAAACCAATTACCTCCTCCAGGTCCTACATATGTTGAATTATATGATGATGTGTAACCATATATATTATATGAACCACTTACACTCCATAAACCTGAACCTGAGTAATTTGAGTAGTACCAAGATGCTCCATCTTCAATTTGGGGAGAATCTAAGTAGTGACCTGTTCCGTTATTCCATTGTTGAGCTAATGGTAAAACTTCAATAGAAGTATTAGCGTTAATACCTTGAGCGGTTGCTATAAAGTTTTTAAAATAAACACTATATTGAGATCCACTAATCTTATTATTAATGATATCTGTGATTTCTTGATTATCAAATTGAGTTAGATATCTTGCTATTCCTGCATTTCCGCTTATGTCTATAGCATTAAAAGCTTCACACATAGCATCTAAACCAGTATTCATTGATGGGTAAGAAGAGTATAAGGTAGTATCCTGTGTAGGGAAAATTTTATAAACAGCCATTTATAATGTTTTATTATAAATATGCGATTATAAAGGAACTACTTTACCTTTTATGTCTTGATTTGGATATCTTACCTCAAAAATTGAAGGATCTAATGAAGGATAAATTACTTGATTTTGAGTAGCTCCTGCTATATCATAAGCATATTGTGAATATCCTGAGGTGGTGCCTGCTTTATTTGAGATGGAAAGATTTTTAATCATTTGAACCCCAGCTATCTTATCAAGCATAATATATAGATCTCTTAACATAATAGGTTGGTTGAGTTGCCAATTATTAATATTAAAATAATTTTGTAATGCTGTAATACAATTTAAAATAACTTCACTGTTATTATATTCAGGGTAAACTACTATTTCAAAATTTACTCCTATATTGATTATAAAAGCATCTCTAATTTCAATATTATCCCCTATCATTCTATATTGGGATAAATAAGTTCTTAAATTATTTTTTAAAGCATCTCCAGCATAGTCTAATTGACCATTTGAATTTTGAGCTAAAATATATAAATTTAAAGTTTCAATTGTTGAAATCTGGTTATCTGTTAATTTTGGTTGTTCAATGTAGGCTTTAAAGATCGCACCAAATTCAGAAGGCATACTTAAAGCTCTAATTAAATAGTCATCTGCTGTAACTGAACGTTTTTGTGATGCTATCAATGCTAAAGTATTTTGTCTAATTTCTTCAGGAGTATCTCCAGCTTTTCCACCTGATGCTGCTATTGGGTTATTAGCTGCTAATGAGTTAAATATATAATTAGATGTAGTTGAATTTAAATTATTAGTGTTAAATTTAGTATTAGTTGTAGATATAGATGTTAAAGTGTTAGCTTCTATATTAGCTTCTACTCCCCCTCCAGCTAAATACCTTACTGTTAATGTTGTATTTGAAGGAGCAATACCATAAGTTCCAGTGTAAAGAAAATTAACAGGAGAATATGCTGCTGTTAGTTTATCTTGCATAAATGGTAAACCTAAACCTATATTATTTGGATTAGGAGTAATTTCTTCATCTACATCATTAGGAGAACCGGCCCCAAATTGAATTTGGATTGTATTATTTGATAAATTTCTAGTAGCAAACCTACGTTGAGCCTTTTTAAGTCTTAATAAATATGAAGCATCAGTTCCACTATTAGGATCATTTATATTAGTGTTTTTGATTGGGTCTAATACCATTTCTTGACCTAAATGATCTACTTCATACCATTTATTTCCATCAGAGTCAACTATGTCTAATATTTTTAAAAAACTATTCTCATATAGTTCTATAGTATCAAATTGTTTTGGATCTGTAAATGAAAATGTTTGAGATTTTATTTGAGATGAGATCGCATTTCTAGTTTTCTTTAAAAGAAAATATTGAGGAATGTTTCCTGAAATTTGGTAAACAGATATCTCTGTAGGGTCTTGAGAGCTAGATAAGGAAAAATCTATTTTGTCTTGGATAAGAAATGATTTACCATTTTGTGAAGATATTGAAGTATTTTCACTAAGAGTTAAAGAATAATCATAATCAGGGACATATTCTGTACCTACTTGTTTTGCAGGTAATTGTTGGTATACATCAATAGTAACTTGAGCAGCTGTTGAAATTTTTGGTTTATAACCAAACATATATGCTAACTCATATAAATTATTAGTTTGTTGAGCATATTGAGTAAAAGTTTCTTGAAATTGATTATCTAAATAGAAACTTAAAACGTCACCAACATATGCTGATTGCTCCATAAACATCATTCCAGGCGATGCTGGAGAGAAATCATTATATGTATTGGGAAAATATGTTTTAGAATATTCTACTAATCGTTGTCTAAATTCTGAAAAGTCACGATTAATATATTTTATGTCTCTATTTGTATTAGCCATTTTAAATTTGGATTTCTAAGGTATCAGCTATATTTGTATTAATTACTGAATATTTAAGGGTTACTGTTATTTGGTTTGAGTCTTCTTGGCCTGTTACTATTAAATCTTCTACAACTATATTAGGGAAATAAGTAGAAATTTTAAAATTTACATCTTCTCTAAGAAAATTCAAATTATCTGTTGTAATTTGTTCAAATATGAAAGTACGCAATCCACCACCAAATGTTGGATTTAATGGACGTTCCCCAGGATTAGTTAGAAAAAAATTAATTAAATTATTTTTAATAGCATCTCTGGTCTGGTAGTTTGAAATAAAAACAGCTGAACCATTTAATGGAAGATTTACCCCAACAGCAGCACTTGCATTTAAATCAATTGGATATATTTGTTGAGGATTAAATGCCATTATTTACTATTTAAAAGTCCCATAATTTGATCCATTCCAATTTCACCTGTTCCTAAATTACCGTTTACAGGATCACTTGATTGGGGTCTAAAAGGTTGTTGAACATCATTTGAAGTAAAACTTAAAGCTGTTTCTCCCAATACATCCATATACTTTGATCTTAAATCCATTGTAGGTTGAGTAAATGTTGGTTCATGGGTACGTGTAGGAGGAGTATATGATTCTTTAACTACTTGTTTAGATGATTTAACAGCCTCCAATAAAATATCTTTTAATTCTTCTTGGATTGCTTCTCTAACTGCTTCTTTAATAAATTTTTTTAATACGTCGGTTTTCATATGATTATAAATATAGGGTTAATCTGCTTTTAAATCGTTTTGTTGTATATAAAATACAAGTTCATCTATCAATATCTGATCAATTGAACTAAAAGACCACTCTCCTTTTAACATCACAATATTATTTTGATTAACAGCAATAGCTCGTCTTCGTTTTAAAGATTTATCTGTTACTTCAGTTTCAACTTTCATTGTAAAACCATTAACATTTATTACTACAGGAGATTCTTGTTGAGTTTGTTGTTGTGTTAGCAAAGTTAATTCTCTAGCAAGTTGTTCTTGAGATGAATCAGGAGCACAATGTTGTATAAGACTATCAAGTAAATTTAGATATTGTACCGCTTGAGTTAGAACTTGTCTTAATAACACTAATATAGTTAATAACCCAGCGTTAGTTGCTTTTAATCCATCTATAGTTTTACTTAATATTTTATTAACTCCTAAAGGGAGAGGATTAAGGAAAGTTGGAGTATTATCTATTGTAAAAAGAGTAGCATCAAGAAGAATTAAAACACCTCCTGTTATACCTAATGCTTTAGTAGTATTATCTATTATTTTAAGTGCGTTGTTTAATTGTTTGACTGTTTTATTTTTACGAGAAATTATTTTACTTAGTTCTAGTGGGGTTGGGCATGAAATTTGATCTTTAAGATCTTCTGCTTTAGTTTTACCACTTTCTATTAATTTAGATGCTTTAGTTATACCAAACTTAGCTATTAAAGTTAATACAAGAGGTATTAAAGTTGATTTAATATTACCTATAAGATCAACTAATTTTTTTTGAGTAAAATATTTAAAGTCTCTTTTTGAAGAGGAAATCTCATCTATTTGTTTAGTATTTAATTGAGAAGATTCAATTTTGTCTAATTCTAAACTATCTTGAATAGGATTTAATTGAATAATTCCTAAATCTTCTTTAGCAGTACCATCTCCTTTATATGGGATTTTTTCTATAGATTCATATCCTGGGGATGATATAATTATTTTGGGTACTTCACCAGTAGTGTCTATAGAGGATGTTAAGGAAATAGATAAATTATTACTCATTTTAATTAGCTTTTGCTTTAATTGGTTTTCCTGTTTTTGAGTCAACTACTGTAGCATTTGCCATAGTATTAGATGATTTAGATTGGGATTCATATGTGGGGTAAGTACTATCTATTAAGAAAAACTCATATCCAAAATTAGCTTTTTGTTTTTTAGAAATTTTAGGTGTACTTACCCCACCTAAAAAAGTTAAAATTATAGGTTTAGTATAAGGTATTATAGCACCTTCACTATCTGTAAATTCAAAAGTAACATTCCATCCAGTCCATTTATCGTTTGAATCAAAAATAAAATAATAATCAGTTTTACTCTCTGATTTTCTCAATTCATATTTTCCATTGGGGAGTGAAAATTTATCTCCAAGTTCAGATTGTACTATATCATATGTATAACCTTGTTGATTTAATTTCCTTCCATCTAATGGTCTAGCAGATTGGATTGGATATGTATATTTTTTAGAAGAATATGGATCTATTTGAGTTGGGTCTATCATATTAAATAGTTTTTACAAAATTAGATTTAACACTATCTATTTGTTGGAGAATAGTATTTAAATTAGATGCCGCTATATTAGCTACAGGACCTACAACCGGATCTGGTGAAGGTACTCCTCCAGGAAATATCTGAGCTGTTTTTAGAGCTGTAGATATATTAAGGAGTTCTGTAGTAATTCGTTTTAGCAACTCAACAGTATCATCTCCTTTTAAAACAGATTGATCTGCATCTTTAGAACCTAATCTTATATCATTTCCATCAAAATATATCTGTTTAGCTTCTACGTTAATACTACCGTTTGAAGATAATCCAACAGACTTTTGCCCACTAATTAAAACACTATCAGATTTCGCGTTTAAAACTATTCTATCTGAATGTAGTATAATTTGGGGTAGGGTAAAAGATGAAGGAGTTATTGGGGGAGTAGGATAAGAATTAAAATTTTCGTTTGCTAAGCTAAATGGAATCTTTTGAGTTGAAGTTAACCAAATTGATGATAAATCATTTTTTATATTTTCTATAATAGGCTCAGCTCCAAAATTACTAGAATTTGGGTTTTGACCATTTCTTAGAATAAAAATAGGATCTCCTTTTTCACCAAATGATGACCAACTATTTTGATATGATCCTTTTGTTTTTGTTGTACTTCCAAAACGTAAACTATTACCCCATCTTCCTTCATAAATTATATCTCCTTCAAATGGCAATAGAGGATGTATATTTCCTTTTTCAACAAATTCATTATTATTAGTAACATTACTAGATTGATCAAATTCAGGATCAGCAATATTTACAGCACCTGCACCTATTTGAGTATAATCTAATTGTTGAGATGGAGGTGTTAAATTTTGAAAAGGCTTTGATTTAGCAGAATTATTTGGAGCAGCAGAACCAAATGTTGATACTGGTTCGTAATATATAAATTTAGGTTGGGTTGTAATGGGATCAATAGATGAATAGATAGTCACTATTTCATTTATTATAGGAAAATTTTTAACGTTAGAAGATGCAGGATATGCAGTATACGATGTTATACCTGGAACGCTATTAGGAGAAATTTTAGTTCCTGTAATAACTCCTATTTTATCAAATCCTTTATCTGGGTCTAAATTTATATCAGTTACTTGGATTTGGAAAGAACCCCCTGATGTTTTTTTATTGTTATGAGGGGATATATTTCCTTGGGATTGTTTTACTAATGCCCCTAAACCAAATTTTCCGTAAGCCATTATTTAGTAGAATTAAATTTCTTAACTTCAGATAATAATTGGGCTTTTTCATCTTCTGTCATTCCGAATCCTTCTTCTTCAGATTTACCAGAGGCTATTGCTCTTTGAGCAATTGTAGCCATTTTAATTAATTGCTCATCGTTTTTAATACCTAATTCCATATATTCTTTAATTAATGGAACTATTAAAGTAGCATCACCTATATCGTTAATTAATGGTTTTAATTCACTTATTAAAGCATTAATTTGCATTTCCTTTTTCTTTGAATTCTCATAAATTTCTTTCAATAAATCAGAGAATTTTTTCTTACCCCAAATATTAGATTCTAAATTACTCATATTTTATTTTAATTATAAATATAGAACATCAAGAAATTTGAAAATCTATGTAGCCTCTTTCTAAATAAAAAACATAATTTTTTTTAAATATTCTATATAAAGTATTAGCTATTTTTGTTATTTTTGGAGTTTTAGCATTAGGTAACATTTCATGAATATAGATATAAAGTGCTTTTTTACTAAAAATATCAATATGTTCTCTTTTTCTAAATAATTCTAAAACAGCATCTGCTATTTTATTATCTTGTTCTTTAGGAAATAATGTAAATAATTCTTTAGTAGCAAAATCAACATATAAATCTATAAAATTAGATAATTTATCCTTATCGTATGTTTCTGAGTCAAGAGTATAGGAAAAATTTTCATCTTGAGAAACATCTTCTATTGGTGTTTTTTTAATTTTACTTTTATAATTTTTATCATTATATAAGATACACCAACGTTTTACAATTGTTCCAAAATATGAATAAGCTTTAGCTCCGTTCTCTGGGTTAAAAAGATGTATTTTAGATAGAAGAAAGATTATAATTTCATGTTGGAGATGTTCTAAGTTTTCTACTTCAGTATGATAAAATTTAAAAGTGTGAATTATATTTTGAGTTAATTTAAAAAAAGCATAATGAATTTTTTGCTCATATAATTTACTTTTTAAAATAGGATCTGTAGTAGAATTATATAATACAATAGCATCCTCAGTTTCTTGAGTGAAATAATTTTTACTTTTAGATTTTATTTTTTTAGTCGGAATTTCTAGTATTGAATTCATTTAATATATCTTGTATTTGTTGGATGCCTTTAAAAATTACTCCTGTTTCATCATCAGATTTAAAAGCTCCATTATAATCTAATTCCTTAATTTTCTTTTCAGAAATTTCAATTACTCTAGATAAACGATCTAAATATACAAGATAACCAGCTACTATATCTTCTTGTCTTTCAACTTTTTTCATAAGATTATAAGTTGTAAAACTTAAAACTATAATTAATATTACTAAAACAATTATTACTACTATCATAAACTATCAAATATATTTTTTAAACCTTCACTTTTAAATGAACCTAATGCTTTTTCCTTCGTAGAAATTTTCTTCGACATGTTTGGTTTATTTTTTAATGTAATATTTTCCCTTTTAACAGGCACGGATTTTTTATCTGCTTTAAATTTAGGTAACCATTCCTGTTCAAATTCAATTCGTGACGCCATTAAATCGGCTTGATGTAAAATAAAAGGAAGAGATGTTCTTGGTTTTTGACCCGGATTAAATGTCATTAAATATTTTTTATTTCCTTCATCATATATACCATCATGGGTTTGAATAGCTACCATTTCATTAAATGAATATTTTATCCCATATGATTGAAGGAGAAATAAAGAACGATCTGGTACTGAAGCGAAAGCAAGTGCTTCATTGAACATGTAATCTTCTCCTAATTTATCTTTTCTCCATTGGTCTGTTTGGGGTAGATATGATTCATGTTCCTCATCTCCTATTTTACCTAAGTCATGATTTAAAGCAGAAAATACTAATTCTTCTAGAGTATAAGTAGAAGAATCAACTCCCATTTCTAACCATACTGAATTAATTTTAATAGCACTATCAATAACTCTAATAACATGATCAACATATCCACCTGGGAATGCATTATGGTATTCTTTTTTATATGATGACGGCATCATTATGATACGTTCGGAAAATTTACTATAGAATTCTTTTAATTGGGAACATCTTGGCTCTTCAATATAGGTATCTATACGGGACATAAGGATATCCCAATTTTGACTCATCTGTTCAGGTGTTAACATAACTTATTTTTGATTAAATTTCTCTTTCGATTATTGATTTAATGTCTTCTTTAATTTCCATTAATTGGCCTAAAATATCTCTACTTTTATCAATGTCTCTTTCATTTAAAGATAAACGTAAACTAGCAAGTTTACCTTCTAGGGTTTGCAGCCTTCGCAATGTTAATTCTTTATTTCTCATTATTTTTATTTATTAATTTATATTAATTTTTACTCTTT